ACATTTGCTGCTGACGAATCTACCCCTTGGAGCCAAGATGGTATTCAAGCAGGCTGGATTGGTGAAGTTGCGCAGATGACGCCTTCAAAACTCGCTACTCAGGGCCGTTTGACTCGCTTGGACAAGATCTTCGCATTTGTCAACGCCTCCGACGAGATTTTGGAAGACGCGCCACGGTTGAATAACCGCCTGACGGTCAAAGCTCCGGAAGCCATGCGTTTCGCTCTTGACGAAGCAATTGTCAATGGTAACGGCGTCGGTAAGATGCTTGGCTGGACTAACTCAGCGGCAATGATCACCGTTTCTAAAGAAGCTGGACAAGCTGCTGACACAATCAACGTGAATAACATCACGAAGATGTACATGCGCATGTTCCCAGAATCTTTGAACCAAGCGGTATGGTTCTGTAACCAGGACATCTTCGAGCAGTTGGTTGTTCTGACCATCGGTGGTCGTCCCATCTACACGTCTCCACAGACAGGCATTGTTAATGCCCCTGCTGGAACATTGTTTGGTCGTCCTATCTTCTTCAGCCAGCACGCGAAAACGCTTGGTGACTTTGGTGATATTCAGTTTGTCGATATGGCAGGCGGTTATTACTCAACGAACAAAGCGGGTGGAATCAAGTTCTCCACTTCCGTACACCTGTACTTTGACTGGGATGTCCAGTCGTTCAAGTGGACAATGCGCGTAGGTGGACAGCCTTATCTCTCAGCTCCGATTGCACCGCAGTACGGTTCAAACACTCTCAGCCATTTCGTTGGTCTGGAAGCACGAGCGTAACACCAAGCACAAAATAAGGATATAACGATGTCAAAGAACAGTCCAGACGCAATCACGAGCAAAGCGACTGAAAAACTTCTTCAAGATGGTGGGCCTGAAAAGGCCATCATCGAAGCGGAAGAAGCTAAAAATGAACAGGCCCGAAACGCTTTGAAGCGCCAGGCCGCTGAGAAGTCCGGCGCTAATGTGGATGTTATTGTTGCTACGTTTACACGTGACAGCTATAAACATGAGACAGGCGCAGGCGATCCGTCATACGAAGATGGACAGGTTGTAGAGTTCGCTACGTATGCGCAGTACAATCGCTGGCATCGTCGTGGTGCATGTGAAACGGAAGCCGACGCCAAGGTGCGTGGCAAGACAGCAGTTGCAAAAAAGGTTCGTGAATTGAACCACCAAAAAAACGGTTAAGGAGTAACTAAGTATGAATAATTTACTAGCCTCAGAGCAGGTTTCAATATTGGATCTAATTGGTCCCGTCATTATCAATGGTGCCACATCCACAGGTGCATGGATTGACATGAAGAACAATGACAAGGTTCTCGTACTGATCGCCGCGGGTATCAATACGACCAGCGTTGATGCAAAGATCGAGCAGGCAACGGACGGATCCGGCACGGGTGTGAAGGATGTCACTGGTAAAGCAATCACACAGTTGACTGCGGCAGATGAACAAGTTGAAATCAACGTGGACAAACAGGATTTGGACATTGCGAACGACTTCAACTACATTCGTATCTCAGTCACAACAGTTGCGGCAGCTACGGTGTACGCTCAGATGCAAGGCTTTTGCAGCAATATCCAGCCCGCGTCACAGTTCAATGTTGCTACTGTAGTCGAGATCGTTTAACGCGATAGTCGTTATGTCCATCCTCGACATTAACAACGGGTACGTGGGTTCACAGATCCCACGTGCCCGTATGCTTAATCGTGGTTTGCTTCAAAGCACGCCACCTGGTGGCGAGCCGATTACGTTGACGGAGGCGAAGCTATGGCTTCGCGTTACGAACACTAAAGAGGACGCCTTGATTGGTGCGCTGATCAGTGCTGCCAGGGCCAGTGTGGAGTCGTTCACAGGTCTGCAGGTCAACACGGCTGTGTGGGAAGTCACTTATGACCATTTCCCTACGGTTGGAGGTTCGCCAGGAGCAGGTTCGTATGTCACGGAGCGGTGGGGCACGTTTGAGTTGCCTAAGAATCCGGTCATCTCGGTGGACGACATTTCGTACATCGATGATACGAACGTCGTCACGATGTTGCCCACAGCGGATTACATCGTGGATACTCGATCAAAGCCGTCACGTATAACCCCTGCACACAGTAAGTTCTGGCCAGCCACACTTCCTGTTATTAACTCAGTCACGATCACGATGACCTGCGGTTATGGCGCGTTTGACGATAGTCCTAATCCAGTTCCGGCGGGACTTATGCAGGCCATGCACTTGCTGATCCTGGACATGTACGTGCATCGTGAAGCACAGTCTGACGTTCTTCTGCGTGAGAACAGATTGATCAATAATCTTTTGTATGAATTTATGATCCCTGATTTAGCGGACATTACCTAATGCCTCAGATTGGCAGAATGAAACATTGCATCCAGGTGCAAACTCCCAAGATTCTGTCCCAGAAGCGGTTGGCAGACGGTGGTGTGGTGGATACCTACGACGATTTCAAAGAGGTATGGGCCGAGTTTCTACCTATCCGTGGCAGTGAGCGTTGGACATCGGACAATCAAGAGGGGAATCAGTTTCTACGCTTCCGGATATGGTTCGATGAAGAGATTCTGGTTGACTCACGCGCCACCTACAATGGTAAAGCGTACAATATAAAGAGCGCGATGAATGAGCGTGGCAGGGACGAATATATGATACTTGAAATCACTCTTGCAGAAAATAAAGATCCGGCGGTAGGCTAATGGCATTTACAATTACAGTACAGGGCGATAAGGAGCTTCTTACCAAGCTGGGTAAGCTGAATGGTGCAGTGCGCGGTCGTATCAGTCGTGCATCAGCCAGCACCGCTATGATTCCCGTTCGTAAGCGAGCGAAGCAATTGCTACTTGCTCAGAAAGCTATCGAGTCGCGCACACTCCTGCGATCCATTGGTAAGAAGGTGAAGACAAAGCGTGGAACTACTAATGCCTTAGTGGGCCCGCGTGTGGGTGATGCGTGGACAGGTGTTTGGAAGGGTAAAGTTCGTAAGCCGTGGAAGTACGCGCATTTCGTAGAGTTTGGGACCAGACACTCCAAGGCAAAACCGTTTGCAATTCCTGCGTTGACACATGAAAAAAACAACGTGATATTCATACTGGAAAGTGAACTGGGTAGCCGGATTGAAAATGAGGCGCGTAGGCTATGAGTGCTGCATCGAACATTGCCCTTTACAATTTGATATTATCCCAGGACACAGCAGCGATGACGGCCCTGTATGACGCGATAAAGTACACTCCTACGGGTGATTCGGAGACGATTAGATTCTTTCATCAGGAAGCGCCGACGGGTATTCCGAAGCCGTATATTGTATACTCAGCGGTCGAGGGTGATCATGCGAAGCATTTACTTGGTGATTCAGGAATGAATCAAGCGGAATACTCGTTTAACGTGTGGGGATCCAACACTCTGGACCACGGGCAGATTGCCGAGTTGCTACGCTTGGCCTTCAACGGTCTTATTGGTAAAACAGTAAGTGGTGTAAATTTTCGTAGTATATTCGTAAATCAGGATATAGAGGATATTTTATTCCCTGTAGATAATTCTCAGAAAGGTGAGTATAGAACATCTGCCACGTATTCAGTTACGTATGCAGAGCCGAAAGCAAATGTAACGTAAAAGCATAACACATAAGGAGGCAATATGCCTTTGACAGACATCGGAACGGGAACAAGTATTGTTTTCGTCACAAGTGGTTTTGACGCTGAGTTCCTATCAGTGGATTGGTCAGGGATAGCGCGTGGCGTTGTTGATTCAAGCCATCTTTTGACAGTGAACTGGAGAACCTTCATCCCGACTGACCTGGTTGACCCAGGTGAGATCCAAGTGGAAATGGCATTTGATCCGTCGGACCAGCCACCATTGCACGAACTTCCAGAGCGTATCATTGTTACGTTCCCAGTACCAGCTGGACTTGTTACCCCAGCTAACTGGCAGGGTGATGGTTTTATGAGTGGTTTTGAATTTAACGTGCCTCTTGAAGACAAGATGACGGGAACCGGAACCTTGAAAATGACTGGTGAGGTATTCTTCACCGCCGCAGCGTAAGGAAAAGTATCATGGCAAAAAAACCAGAATCAAATGATAGTGTTTTCCTTACTCGTAAGGAAATCATCGAAGCAAACGATCTAAAAGAGGAGTTTGTCAAGACTCCTGAGTGGGCGCCGAAAGGTTCTGACAGCTCTAAGGTTGGTGTTCTTGTAGTCGGTCTTGACGGTTTTCGTCGAGACCAGTACCAGAGTGAGATGTACAATGCTAAGAACAAGGAGAAGATCAATCTGAAAGGGTTGACCACCAAACTTGTTATTGCATCCGTTCTGGATCCGGACTCACGCGCCCAGCTTTTTAATGAAAGTGACCTTGCCGAGTTGCAGAAGAAGAATACTGCACCGATGGATCGCATCATTAAAGTTGCTCAACGGTTGTCTGGCATAGGCGAAGAAAGCCTGAAGGAAATCCTTGAAGATTTAAATCTAACCCCGAAAGACGTTTCTGGTTCAAGCTCACCAAAGAAATAGGTGGATGCACCGTTGCAGAATTGCAACGGCGCATGAGCAGCCATGAGTTTACCGAGTGGCAGGCTGAGTTTAGACTAGACCCTTTCGGGGAAGAGCGTGACGATTATCGAATGGCAATAATGACGTGTACCTTTGCGAACATACATGGTCGCAAGAAGGGTAAACGTGCATTTACGCCACAAGATTTTATGCCGAAGTTTGGTAATGATACGTTGGCAGATAGAAGACAGTCCGCTGCGGAAATAGAGGCCACATTGTTAGGGTTCACGGTTGCACATAACCGCGCCCGTGAAAACAAACTTAAACGCCTTGGCCCTGAGAGGGCACGGGAGTTACAAGCGAGACAGCAGCAACGAAAGGACATAGAGAATGGCCAGCATAGCAACTTTAGCCGTCCAGCTAACCCTACAAACAGCGGCCTTTGGGAAAGGAGTAGACGAGACCCAGCGTAGAATGCTTGACATGAGTCAGACGGGTGCGCAGTTGGGCCGTGCGATGACCAAAGTGGGTGTGACTATAAATACGGCTGTAGTGGGTGCATTATTTCTTGCGGCCAAAGCGGGTGCTGAGTTTGAATCGTCCATGGCCCGTGTTGATGCGATCACAGGATCCACTAATACGCAGTTTGCCGATCTATCCAAAGCGGCCCGTGACATGGGCGAGCAAACCGTATTTACGGCTACCCAAGCAGCGGAAGCCTTGCGTGAATTTGCCCAGGCTGGTTTTAGTGTTGAAGAGTCATTGCGTGCGTTGAAGCCTGTATTGGATTTTGCGGTGGCTGGTAACTTGGACATTGCTAATGCAGCGGACATTGCGGCCCGTATCCTACGTGGTTTAGGACAGGACATTGGCCAGCTTGAGCAATCGTTGAACGTACTCACCAAGGCATTTACAAAAGCTCCGATCACCGTGGAAGAGCTTGGTGAGGCATTTAAGTTCGTTGGGCCTGTAGGGCGAGCCGCAGGAAAAGAGATCGAAGAGCTGACTGCAGTAATCACCATCTTTGCGCGTGCGGGCATAAGAGGTGAACAGGCGGGTA